GTAAGCATGAGAAATGGATACACAAATCAGGTAATGTGATGACTATCCCCTACAGACCAAAGGAACACACAGCACGACACATTGCCAAGCGATTAGTTACACTTAGCGCCTGACAGTAAGGTATACCGAGGGGGCAGTGATTTGCCCCCCTTATTTGTTACTTAGGGTCGCCAAGCGATTCCAAAAACGCATGACTCCCCTAACCTACAAAAGTATCCAGACGACCGATAAATAATTTTGAAAATGGTTTTTTGAAAACCTTGAATTCTAAAAAATTTTCCCAGCAAAAAAATGAGTGAAAACCTTTTTGAAAACTTTACAGGTATATTAGAAAACTTCGATAAATTCTGTGACGAGTTTGAGAGTCGCGCCGCAGAGGCATTTAACAAAGGAGATACAAATAATGGAAACGTCGTCAGAGCAGCTACAGAAAAGCTTGGAGGAGAAACTCCTAGTGTTGTTGCAGAGATTGGAGAGTCTGGAGTTGAGGGTATCTCAGTTGGAGAGACCGACGATTGCGTATAGACGCCCGCAGGGGAAAGCTTACGAAACATTGTCAGACACTCTGGATTACCTTCACAATAATGTAGAAGGAATTAAGAAAGATTTACTAAGAGTCGCAAAAACAGTCTAATGCCATCAGGAAACATCGTAGATCCAACAACAGTTGACACACTTTCAGTCATCGGAACAATTCAGTACCCTCCACTGTCTATTGGAGGACCTCCTGTAAAGGAGTGTGAGACTGTAAAGATCAATATTGCCCCAGTGGGTGAGGAAGCGAGTTATCAGAAGGCACAGATACTGGATACGAGACCTGACGAGGTAGCGAAAGCACCTTACCCACCTGCTTTACCTCTTCCACCTGGAACTACTCCCATGCCACGTCCAGTGGTCATCCCAGGTACATCCGTATACTTTGAGGGACAGGAAGTAGCAGTATCCAGTATTTCAACAATTACGGGGACAGGGGGAACTCCTTTACAGAGACCCTTGACAGAACCGTCTTATTATCCTAATATACTTATTGGAACACAATCATTGTAAGAACTATGGCACGAGCAAAAGTTGGATTGAGTGGTAAGAAGATTATCGAGTCAAAGCCGAAGAAGACTCGTCAAGGATCTTCGAAGCACACACTGTATTCTGCCACGTCACGTAACAAGGCACGTAAGCGTTATCGGGGTCAAGGAAGGTAATGAAAGATTTACTGTTCATCTCACAGGACAAAGAGATGGCACTCATTCAGGAGATGTCATACAAAATCAAGATGTCGGGTTGGGATATTCACCCTAGCAAGACATGTTTTTTGTGTGTTTCTCCTGATTACTCTAGTATTGTCACACAACATCTCTCGCATTCATTATCAATGGATCGGGAGATTTTTCATATAGAGGCAGTCAATGTGCCATTTCCCGATGAAGATCTCTCTCAGTACATGATCAATTTTGAGTTGAATTTTGCGGAGTGGGTGTTAGACTGGGACAATTTTGTGTTATGTGAGGCAGGTGTTATCAGAGGTGGTAACTACACATGGATTACTCAGAGTATGGAGAAGTTCTCCGAGAAGAATTACTACACATTATCTCTTTGTGAGAATATTCATAGTAAATATAAGAGTGATCTGGTATCATTGTATTATGATGACAATGTAGAGGATCTACATTTCTGGTGGGAAAGACCGAATAATCATTGGACCTAAGCGCCGAAAACGCCGAGCGAAAGGGATAGCAACCCCGTAAAAAGTTCTAAACAAACTTTCTAACGGAGAAAACCAATGGGACTATTTCCAGTAGATAAAAGTGAAGAATTTATCGAAGAAGGCATGACACTGATCACCGAAACGGACAGTGATCGCCTTCTAGATGCCGCAGCAAGGCGTCGTAAGTCCAAGATGAAGGAAGAACTATACCCTCTTCCCGAGAACCGCCTAGAACGCCCTTGTGGAGGAGCGGGCGGATTTGACGATTTTGTAGAGCGTTGGCACGAGTGAATAAATAGAAACAGCCTATTGCTGTGTCTAAATGCCGACCTTTCAGACATTCAAGGACTTGAGTGTTACATTTAAGAAGCATCCTGTTACTGATGATTTGGTAACAGTAAAAGACAAGGCAGCTATCGTACAAGCGATTACTGCCTTACTTCTTACTAGGAAGGGCGAGAGACCATTTCAACCGCTATTAGGATCTGGTATTCAGAATATTTTATTCGAACCATTGGATTTTGGTAGTGCTGGTATTATCCGATCAGAGATTCAGGATACACTAACACGTTATGAACCAAGAATTCGTGTTGATACTATTAGAGTAGTACCAGATCAATTTAATAATGGTTATGATGTTGAAGTGTCTTATACTATTGTTGGTAGAGATGATACACCAATAGCAGTAGAATTCTTCCTAGAGCGTACACGATAATGCCTTATACACAGGTTGCTAACTTAGACTTTGAAGATATCAAAGCGTCTCTTAGAGATTATTTGAGATCGCAATCAGATTTTACTGATTACGATTTCGAAGGATCGGCATTATCTACACTGATCGACACACTTGCCTATAATACGTATTATACGGCGTTTAATACCAATATGGTAGTCAATGAACTATTCATTGACTCTGCCACCTTGAGGGACAACGTAGTAGCGATTGCGAAGCAATTAGGATACAGACCTAAGAGCATTACGTCTCCTACGGCATATATTTCATTTACAGTCACTTATGACAACCCCACAACCGATACAGAGCTCTTTTTGAAGAAGGGTACGGGGTTCATTGCTTCTTATGACAATAACATCTATCAGTATGTTGTAACAGATGATGTCAAGGCACAAGTATCAAATCAAACAGCAACTTTTACAGATGTTCCTATTAGAGAGGGAACACAGTTAGTCAATACATTTACTGTTAATAGTTCACTCAAATCACAGAGATTTGTACTTGATAATAGAAATATTGACACCAATACTATTAGAGTCAAAGTATTTCCTTCTGGTGGATCATTCAGTGAGTCATATCTTGTAGCAGATAATATCTTAGGAGTTGATGCTAATTCAAAAGTCTTCTTCTTAGAAGAGATTGAAGACGAAAGATATGAGTTACTATTTGGCGATGGTGTTTTAGGAAAGAAACTTGAGAATGGTTCTCGTATTGAGGTTTCTTACATTACCACTTCTGGTCCAGAGTCTAATGGTGTTAGAACATTTGTATTTTCTGGTGTTCTAGAAAATCCCGATGGTGTTTCTCCAAACTCTTTCAATGTTACTATCAATTCGACAGTAGCATCATCTGGTGGTGAGGAAATGGAGTCCACCACCAGAATCAAGTACAATGCTCCTAAGGCATATGGCACACAGGACCGCGCTGTAACCGCCCAGGACTACGCTTCAATCGTTCGTAGGGTATATCCTGCCACCAGTGACATCATCATCTTTGGAGGCGAAGATCAAGACCCCCCAGAGTATGGTAAAGTATTCATTGTATTGAAACCACAAGATGCTTCATACATTACTTCTTTGACAAAGCAAGAAATTATTGAAGAACTAGAAAAGTATGTTGTTGCTTCAGTAGAACCTGTTATTGTTGACCCATCAATTCTTTATGTTGAAGTACATAGCAAGATTTATTATAACCGTGAGGTTACTGATCAAACTCCAGCACAAATTAGAGATAAAGTAATCGGTTCTGTACAAGATTATATTGACACATCAGATACAGAAAAGTTTAATGGTAAATTTAGATACAGTAAATTCATTGGTGTAATTGATGATGCTGACCGCAGTATCAACTCTAACCTGACTGAAGTTACAATGAGAAAGGATTTCTATCCACAACTCAATTCCACATTCTATTATGAGATTTGTTTCCAGAATCAATTTGATGAGGATTGCGACGGTCCAACTCTTTCTACTACTGGTTTTAGGGTCACCGAATATCCTAACTTTGATGTCTATCTTGAAGATAGGGATGGTAAAATTGTCCTATATAGACTAGACACTGTAACTGGTGAAAAAGTTGTCCTCGACAAGGAAGTTGGGGATATTGATTATGTAAAAGGTGAGTTGAGAATGTATAATTTGACTATTATTAAAGGTTCTTTCTTTGATAATAGAATCTCAGTTAGAGTAAAACCACTATCTAATGATGTTAAGGCACTCCGCGAGGTTTATCTTGACGTTGATGTAGCGAATTCAAGTTTCACCGCATATAAAGA